TGCGCGGCTACATCGACGTCGATGATTGTGTAGATCGGGTTATTCAGTCCAGTACGGAACTGGCGGCCGATGAGCGTGTTGTCCCACGTCGTATTGTTTCCGATGACGACCGGTGAGCCGTAGATGGTCGTCGCCGTTCCCCCAGTTACTGCCGGCGGGCATACGATCTGGCCCTTAGTCCACGTGCCGTACCAAGTCTTCAGATCGAAAATCTTGCGCGCGATGTAGTTGATCCAGTTCGGAATTTGGCTGAGAGCGTTAGGGTTAAAAGCGCTGACCTGTCCAATCATCGCCCCGAAGTTCATCTGCTGCACATAAGGCAGCGCGCCTGACGGCGAGACCTGATTCGGGAAAACTACTGGCGGCGAAATTGGCAACGCTGCACCCCAAACGAAAAAGAGCGCCACATGCCCGTGGCCGTGGCGCTCCCCCTAATCAGTGACTCTCAGCTAAAAGCCAAGGAACTCTACATACCATGCACAGGTGTTGAGATTCGTTCCAACCGAAACCTGCACATCGGCCGCAACCACTTCCATCAAAAGCGAGGTGCTTGGAGCAGGCGCCGGATTCGATCCGACCGTCGCTCCGGCCACTATACCCGACTGGATGAACTTCGGCGTGTAGAGAGCCGCAGCCGCATTCGATGCGATCACGACCGCGCCATAGAGATAGTCGAGATCGACGCTGGCTGCCATGATCGGGTAGCCGCTCGAAGGATAATCGGAGACGCCTGGCTGTACCTGGTAGCCGCGCAAAGCCTGCGAGGGACCGAGCGAAGCCCTGCAATCCTGAATTCCGACAATTGTTAGAGCCATCGCGCTACTCCGTCACTCAGAAGTTAGTAGGTCCAATCAACATCGACCAGGCAATCCGCACTGCTGCCCGAAATCGCGGTCAGCGCCTGGAGCAGACGCCGCGAAATCGGCGCGGTGCCTGATGCGGTACGCTGCAGCAGGAAGTTTCCGGAGACGCCGGCAAGGGAATCGCCGATCGCGGTCGCAGCCGGAACCGCAACGCCCGAAACAAATCCGGATACCGCAATGAACACGTAGTTGCCGTTCAACTGTGTCGCCGTCAGACCTGAGATTGACGTCGAATTCGGAAGCAGGATCCCGGCCAGCGAGTTCAGGTTGCCGGTACCGGCGGGGTTGCCCTCCGAGAACACGCCTGAGACGGTGGTAAACGTCTCGTCTGTCCAATAGACGGCCGCGGGATAGGCGAGCGGAGCGGGGTTGGCCGTCGAATTATAGCGCACGTAGCGCACGACGAGCGGCGCACCTTGCCCTTTGGCCGTCGAGAGCTGACCTGGGACGACAGGCAGGAGATAGGCCTGGCCCAACGTGTTGTATGCACCGTTCGGGTAAGGCGGCTGATTCTGCTGAATCACCTGCGTCGTCGAAGTGGCGCTCGCAATGTACGTGTCAATGTTCGTGTAGACATTGCCCGTATTGACTACCGGGAAATCTAGGCCTGCGGACATGTGAGAATCCTCCGGCGCCGTTGCGCCCGATACTGCAAACTCTGTACTACTTCGGCCTTAGCCGGTGATGTTACTAAGGATGAAGCCCAACCGCGGCGCGGTCACAACGATGTCGCCGCCGAAGCACAACTGGCCGGCGCTATCGACCGAGTTCGGCAATTCCTTGAAGCCCGTGAACCCGAAGCCGAACAGCTCGTGCTCCGAGATGTGGACATTCAGGAAATCGGTGTTCATGCCGAAGACATAGCCGGTGGGGCAATACTGGTCAACCACCAGCCGCTGATTGTTGAAGCGGATGGCCGTGAACCCCAGGTTCTGTGCCTGATCCACCATCACGTTGTCGTTGACGCGCTGCGCCGGAACCAGTTTGTTGTAAATCTGGTTATAGATCGACTGCGTGGTGGCAATGAGATTCGGCTGACGGTTGCCGAAGGTGGCCTGACCATAGGCCTTCTGCAAAGTGGAGATTGCCAGCGGTCCGGCAACGTTCTGGTAGTAGCCATTGATGCCGGTCGAGGCGCCGGATCCGATCGCAGCGCGCGGCAAGCCACCATAAGTCGGATAGTTGGTGCCATCGTCGTAACCGGCAAGCAGACCGTCGAGCGCAATCTGCGAAGAGACCGTGCCCTGCCCGTCGTTGTACGTGTCGATGGCGAGAGCCTGGGCGAGAGCCTGTGAGCCGTTGACCATCTTCTCTTCGACGAAGCTCATCACCGCATTCGAGCCCATGTTGATGGGAAGCTGAGTTCCCTGGATGGTCACGTTTGCGTAGTAGAACTTCACTGCGAAGGTCATCGCCGTGTCCGTCTGGACATAGGAGATGTCGAAGGTCGAACCAGGCGCGAACGGACCAGCTTTCAGCGGCGCGTACTGGATCGGCTGTTGGATGTACAGACCGCCCGGGAAGGGCCGCACTGTGTCACCCTTGAAGATCAGCACGAAGACCGGAGATACCTTGTAGTATTCGTCCACGAGTTCCGGGACAATCTCCTGTTTCGTTACCGCTGAAATGTCGTTAATCGTCAGTGCCATGTCACTGGCCTCCCGTGAATTTCTTAACTGCTAGGCCGATTGCTCGGCCGCACGTCTGTCAAGCAACGCAGCCGCACGCTGCGCGCCCGTCATACCCTGGCCATCGGTGGCCACGTTCCGCTTTTTGAAAGCGAGAATTGCTGGATTGGTCGAAGGCGCCGGAGTCGTTCCCGGTACATTCTGGCCGGACTTCTCCGCCAGTTTCGCTTGAACGCGCCGATCAACCTCGCGCTCCTGAACCACCGGAGCCGCATACGCTTCATACGCATCGGTCAAAGAACGAAAACCCTTGGCCTTGATCTCAGGCTTCTCCAGGTATTCGTTGAACTTCACTGTGTCGAACTCGGTGCCGGTTTCTTTCAGATGGCGCGAGTAGATGCGATTCAGTTCGTCGCTCCGCTGCAGCGCAATCTTTACGGCATTGTTGACCAATTCGTCGCCACGCGTCTTCACCACGTCGGCAATCTTGGTCTCGATCGTTTCGTTGATCTTGCCTAAACGCGCATCGAACATCCGCTCAATCCCGCTCAGATCGAATTGCGGAGGATCGCGCTTCACCGGTGCCGGGTCCGGGTCTTTCTTTACAGGCAATGCCGGATCAGGATCTGGATCGCCGCCATACCAGTCCAGCAACTCAGCGGCCTTCACCGTTCTCGCCTTGAGCGCAGGATTCCCCTCGATCTTCGCGAAATCTTCCGGACTGAGGATGCCCTTTAGATCATCGAGCAAATTCGCCATAATCAATTCCTCTCGTCTTTAATTCTCGCCATCGACGCTCGTCATGCAGCGTGGCTTTCATCGGTTTGGGATGGTGGTGCGCCGCCCGCCCCGGAGCTGGGTGCGGCCTTCGAATCGGAATCGGCAGGTTTGTCTTCTCCCGAATCCAACGAACTTGGGTCTTTCTTCAGCCCCTGGACCACGAGCTTTTTCACGCCCTCTTTCAACTCGTCGATCCCCGGCTTCAATTCTTTCTTGACCTTCGCCATCTTGGTCAGGACCCGGTACACGCCCGTAAGCCCTTTCATCAATTCTTCGTCGCCGTCCGGCTCCGCATCCTTCTTCGAACCCGTCGCGCCTGCCGCGGCATCGCCACCGGCAGGCAGGTTGTCGTAGAAGCTCGGAGGTGCTGCGGTGGCTGGAGCGGCGGTGGGCATTGGCTACTTGCCTTGCCCCTTCGACGGATAACCCGTCTTCACGTTCACGCTTGTGCCACGATCCGGAATCGGCTCGCCTTCCCTGATCAAGTGGCCAAACACCGGCATTTTTGCGCCGGTAATGCGGGGGCTAACCGGATCGGTGCCGAACGTCTCTTCGCTCACCGACTTCTTGTTGCCCTGAAAACTCTGTTCGCGCGCTGCCTGGCTGCTGGCCATGGAAACTCCTGTCGCGGTTGTGGGGGCCGGCGTACCGGCCCCGAATTTGTTGGCTTGCCCCTGACTAACGCGAGAGTTTACTTCTCGCGCTTTTTGCCATGACGGCCATGCTTGCGGCCCTTGCCCTTGCGGTGGCCTTTACGCATATGCGTTCCTCCTTGTGGAAGTCGGTTTGATAACGGAGCCTGCACTCCGGTCAGGTCGAAGGTTTTTCCTCCAGCCTCGGATGAAACAATCAAGCAACCAACAACAAAACGCAAGTGAATGTGAAACTTTTTTTGCGCTTACTTCTTTCCCTTGTGCTGCAAAGCGCCCGCCTCGCCCGCCAAAGCGATCTTTTGCTGCGCCTCAATGAGCAGTTCCTTCTCAATTTCCTCGATCTGGCGCTTCGACAATCCGAGCTTCTGGAGCAATGCTTTCCTTGAAATATCGCCCATTTTCCGCAGAACAAACGCGTATTGGATCTCGTCCTGCTTCTCGACGGAGAGCAGCGAACCTTTGCGGATTTCGAAGATAACCTGGCGGACGAACTCTTCCGGCTCCATCCCCTTTTCAAGCCATTGGCCGTAGAACGGCTCGAAGTCCGCATCCGTCAACCCCTTGACGCCGAACTTCTTGATGCGGGTCTTCGAAGTCTCGAACTGCATCTTGTTCGCCGTCACCATCGTGCCAACTTCGGTGAGGAATGAGTGCAGACCCCGGCCCATGAACCGCACGGCAATCGACCGCGAGTTCATAATCATCTCAAGCGAGTCGCCGCCCGGCACCTGCTTTTTCTGGAGAGTCTGGTTGATAGCCGCGCCGCCGGATTGCGCATCCTGCTCTTTCTCCACATCCTGTTTGAAGGTCAGAACATACGCCGGAATTTCTCCAGGCTTCGGAATCTCAGGCTGGCGGGGAGAATTGTTGTTGTACATCAGTTTGGCGCCCGGCGCTCCGGGATCAAGTGAATCCCAAACCGATTGGGAGAACGCGGCTTTCGGCGCAATGATCTTCGGCTCGATCACCGACCGGATCATGTCCATCAGCCCGCCGTTGATGCGATTCACAATGTCCTGTTCCAGCGCCATCGGTTCCAAAGGACTGGCGCCAAAGTTGGACCACGGCACGCGCAGCAACCGCAGTTTCGCGAACGGATACATCGCATGCCAGTAGGGATTGCAATTGTCCTGCAGGAGCTTGCCGCCGGCGGAGATCAGGAAGCGGCCGCGGGGATACACCGGCATGCCCGGCTCAACCATGTACGACCAGTTAAACCGCGCGTCGCCCACGCGAAATGACTTCGAACCTTCGTTGATCGCGCGGTCTTTGAACCAAAATTGTTTGAGCATCACGCGCGGGTAGCGCGATCTCTTTGACTGCTGCGGCGTCTTGACGCCCATCACCCGGCGCAGAGTCTGCGGCATGCGCGCCCAGGCACTTTGCGAAATGCGCCCGGGTCTCACCACATCTGTACCGCCGCCGCCTTCGTCCAGGTCCGGCTGCACACCTTCGGCCAGTTCCCCGAAAGAAGTGAAGAGCGACTCCATCGACACCGGCCAGCGCGCGATCACACAATCGTCGTCCTGGATCCGGTTGCCGGCGCCGATCGTCATCACATTCATCGGGCCAAGGGGAATGAAGTGGTTGTCCCCCATGCCGTTGAACATCGCCGGATTCCACTGGATTTTTGCGTAGCCCGTGTGGAGCAGCGCCCACATAACCGACTGCGAGAGCTCCGCTTCGAAGTCTGTCATCCGCGCCCAGAGGCCGATCATCTCGTTCAGCAACTCTTCGAGCTTGTTGACGCCCTCGTCGTCGGTAAGAAACTTGATTTTGAAGTCGGGTTCGATGTCGGTGAGGAGTCCGGCCATTTCGACAAACAGCCGGAAGA